CAGCCTTGATCACACGGAAAGCGACAGTGAACACAGTCTTGTAGATTTTAAAGTAAACAGTGAACACAGTCTTGAGCACACTAAACGCGGTCGTGATGAATGGCTTGAGGAAGTTGATCACGTTCATCACAACAGTCTTAATGGCGCGGAACGCACCATCAACAACACTGCGAAACTTCTCACTGCGCTTGTAAGCGATCACGAAGGCGGCGACCAAACCAATGACCGCCAAAATAATAATGCTGATTGGGTTAGCGTTCATGACTACAGTCCACGCAGCCTGAACAGCGGTCCATACTTTAGTTACAGCTGCGACGATGCGGACATAGGCTGCATAAATCTTTAACGCAACAACGATAGCCAGCACACCACCAGCAATGGGAATCAACCAGCCCTGGTACTTGACCAACCATTTGCCAAACTCAACAACCGCTGGCACAACCTTCTCGCCAACAAACTTAGCCAAAGTCTCAAACGCCTTGTTCAACGGTTCAAGCTTGTCTTTGTTCTTCTCGATGAGAGTAATGACCTTGCCAATGGCAGGCACGATGCGCTCAGTAAACCACGTCACCATCTTCTCAATGATGGGTAACAGGTTCTTACCAATGGCGATCTGCAGTCCCTTGATCGCTTCACCCATTTTGCGCTTATTGAGCGTTGCCTCTTTAACAGCCTTGAGGTCTTTCGTGCTGAGCGTTGTGCCGAGTTTGTCCGACTCCTGCATCAAAGCCTTTACGCCGGCAGCACCCTTGTCCAAGAAGGGCATCATTGCCATACCATTACGGCCAAACAATTTCAATGCAAGCGCAGTCTTTTCAGGACCATTCTTCATATTCATGAATTGTTCAGCTACCTGTGGCAACAAGTCGCCCATGCTCTGCAATTCACCCTTTGGTCCACGGATGTTCACACCAAGGGTGGCAAACGCAGCAGCATTGCCCTTTAACGTTCCATGGAACGGTTTGCCTGAAGCCAAAGCGGCAGCTTGCTTAGACTCAAACTCAGTTAACGAATCACCAGCATTGGTGGAGTTTTTGGAAAAGATACCTAATGCCCTAGTGGCCATATCAGTATCGATACCTGTCATGGTAAAAGCGTGACCGAGGCGAGAGGCATCCTCAGCTGTGCTTCCCATGTAACGTTGCAGTTTGATCGTGGCTTTGCCAGTGTCCTCGAAAGCCTTGATGGAATCACCAGCGAACTTGCCTACAGCGGCGACCGACAAAGCACCACCGAGCGCAGCACCAAGGGCACCAGCCTTCTTACCCAAACCACCCATTGAGCCACCGATTTTGCCCAGCGTCCCAGAAGCCTTATCGACCGCCAAGATTTTCAGCATCAGGTTGGAGGTTGCCACTGGTTATCCTTCCTGACTTTTGCGCCACGAATCGGCGAACGACTTGTATGCCTCAAACTGGCCAACGGTTAAACGGTCCACATCCCAAGGATGTAAACCGAACAGGTGGCCGAACAATGGTTCGTACTGTGCCCTCAGTCGGTCGTATCCGATGAGGGCACCGTGGGGTTTACTTCATCCACTTCGTCCTCATCGATCTCAACCGAACCAATCTCAAAATCAACCTCACTGAAACGCAGCTCAGGGTTCTCGCGCTTTTGCACAATCCACACCAGAGCCGCCAAGGCCTCCATTGAGCCGGCTTGCAGGCGTTCACTCCATTCCTGGAATGTGCACCCGCAAACCTTCTCAATGGAGCGAGCCTCAGAGAGCATCAACTTTTCAGAATCGAACTCATACTTCACACCAGCAATGGTGATGTTCATTTGGTCCCAGCCTTCTAGTTACAGTGCAGCGTCAGTGTTGACGGTGCGGATTTGGAATGGTGCATTCGTGCCGTCATACAGGGCAGTGAACGTAACCTTCTGTGCGAGCACATCAGGGCCATCAGCGTTAACTTCAGCTTTCGTGATCTTCGCCGCGGGGATGATCACCTCGAGCGTTGGGTTGTTGCTACCAGTCAGGGACGTGGCAGTGGCATAGGTCAACTTCAAGGCAGTGGTGGTGTTCGCGGTGTAAAGGTCGTACAGCACAGCCTGGCTGATGAAGTCGACTTCCATCTCAACTTCGTAGGTGCGGTAGCCATTGATCAACTGTTCAGCCTTGATGCCTGAGGCGTTGGCGTAGTAGCGGTCAGAGGCCAATGGGTTTTCACCCTTGATCTTGACTGACTTCACACCAGCAAGCGCGGTTGTGCCAGTGACACCAACAACACCAGTGGTCGTTGACGCAGTACCACCAATGGCGACCGTTAGTTGTGCACCAGTGAACTGTTCCTGCGTCGTGGAATACGATGCAGTGGCAAGGCTCGTGGCAGTGGTCTCAGTCCAACCATCAATGTCGAACTTCACAGTCAATGGGTCAGTGACATTGCCACCGAACTCGAAGCCACTGATCTTCACACCATTCCACGTGAACGGCTTAACGGTGCCATCTAGTTGTGGCCGGCCAACCTGAAGGGTGATTGATGAGCCAGCTGACTTCTGGTCGCCTGGCTGGAACACTGACTGGTACACACCAGTGGTCAACGTGCTCGGAGTCGTCGTTGAACCAAGAGCTGCACGCCACAACGTGCCCAAAGACTTGTCAGTTAACTCAACCTCAAAGTCACCAGACACAGACTTCGTGGTCAGTACGTGACGCGACAGCAAAGCCACACCATTGGTGGAACCATACAGCCCTTCACCTTGTGCGCGGTTCACCTCAAACTTGACACCCTCACTGGTGTGAGGCTGGAACTTGCTAACGGTGACAGCGGTACCGGCAGTGGTTTCAACTGCCCAGCCAAGCTGCGACACCAAACCTGATGCGAAACCCATGATTTATTCCTCTTCTTTCTTGATGTCGGTTAGTACCTCAAACGTGTCTTCAGGCCACGCGCGTTCAGCGAACAACTTGTCATCCACCTCAAACGCTTCATCAACCTCAATGAGGCGCTGAATCAGTGGGATGAACCGTGGCTCATTAGCGATTAAACGCACGCGTGCCATTCACACTCCTTGATACTGTTTGGCCACTGGGCAGCGGCACACTCAATTGCGGTCCTTACACACGGAACGTGGCATCAACGTCAAACGTCATCATCACCTGAATGCCCAGGTCTGTTGCCGTTTGCGTCATACGCACATTCGTCATAATGATCTGATCAATGTTGCTCAAACCATCCCACGTGGTCTTGGTCATGAGTACCGCTGAGACGGCGTCAAAGGCGGTCTCAGCCACTCCGCGCGTAGTGCTGAATACCTGACTGCCGGACCACGCTGTGACCACACACGGCACGCTCACGGTCTCTGAACGGTGCCCTGCACCAATGGGCAACGAAGCCCATTGTGCGTCCACAGTGATCTCAGGAACCTCGTCCTCATCGGCGAAACCATAAGCCCCCACGATGACGTAAACAGGCGGGTCATACTGCGTGCTCGCAGGACCGTCATAGACAGGAATGGTCAGCCCACCAGGGGCACACAATCCTGTGCCGGCCTGCAGGCTTGTCACGATGTAATCAATAAGGTCAAAGGCTCGTGTCCCAGCCATGTTAATTCACCTGCTGGTAGCGGTTCAACATTTCACGCACACGGTTAGGCATTGAGAAACCCGCACCAGGTACGTAGTCATCGGTGCCTGATCGGCGAATGGAACCGCGCTGGGTGGTCCACAGGTGGCGCACCAGCTCGAGGACCGCGTGCGCAAGATCGGCTGGAATAATGGTGCGACCAGCAACGTAGGTCACGCTGATGTTGTTGAAGTTAGCAAAGTCCACGTCGCCACCCCACGTGTACGCGGTGTAGCCGCTGGTGCGCGTGAGCACACCTGACTCCTCGTCCACGCTGTAGGACGTGGCGGCCAAGGCGCTCCCATTCTCAAGGCACGACGTGATCGAGATGATCGGTGCCTGCTTCAACAGCACAGTGGTGCGACCACCGTTGTGCGTTTCCGCGGTAACAGTGCGGCGAGACAATGGCCCGACGACGCCCTCAATCAGACCAGTGGCGGCCAAGATGTAGGCACGCAGCTCGTCGTCGTCAACAACGCTGGACTCCACAATGTTCAGGTGCGACTTGACCTGGGACAAAGGCAGAGGCGGTGAGATCGTCAAGTCATCGACGTTAAACGATTCCTCAAGGGTGCCGGCGTTCGTGCCAGTGGCCACCCAATACACACCGTAATGACCGACCTGCGCTGGGGTGTAGTCAAAGTGATACAGCCCAGCCGAATCATTGATCACGCTTGGGACATACGCGGTGCCATCAGGCAAAGTCACATTGGCAACAACACCAGTGGCGTTTTGCAACGTGCCCGCAGTGTTGTAAATACTCAACGTCAAACGGATGTATCCGCTCACACCAGAAGCCCCTGCATAAACCGGCATCGTCAGCTCCTCGTTGTCAAAGTAGGTTTAGTGCTTGAACCATAAAGACCAGCAACTTTCGTGGCACTGCCATAAAGCGTGCCTGGTGTAGTGATCAACGCAACCGCGGTTGCAGTCGCAGTCACCGTTGATGCACCGCTAATTGGTGTGATCGAGATCAGGCCAGCAGTCGCACTCGCGCTCGCAGTCGCACTCGCGGCGAAAGTCTGCGACTTGTTGAAAGTCGTTGTGCCAGTAGCAGTGATCGAACCCGCACCATCAACAGTGACAATCGGTCGGATACTGCTATCAGCGGTACCAGTGGCAGTGACCGTGGCACTACCCGCGAACACCTGCGTGCTCGCCATTGACGCAGTACCAGAAGCCGCGACCGTGGCCGAACCACTGATCGTGACCACAGCGGTGACTGCAGCACCAGCCGTACCAATAGCCGTACCAGTACCCGAATCACCAATGACCTGGGTGCTCGACATCGCAGCCGAACCACTAGCGGTCGCTGTTGCGGACGCGTCTAACGTGCGCTGATTTGATGCAGCAGCTGTACCAGTCGCGGTCTCAGACCCAGACCCAGCACCCACCCTGGCATTAGACATTGCTGCCGTACCGGTAGCGGTACCTGTCGCTGTCCCTGCTGCTGTGTGAGCGGTGCCACGCGTTGGGTAAGCGGCGGTGTCAAACTTGATGTCATCGGCATAAGGAAAATATGTAACGTTTGGCCCACCATTGACACCAAGATAAACATAAGTTGAGAAACCGTAAGAACTGTAACTTGCGCTCGTTATTGTTGTGTCAGCAGTTGAGCCATTGATGTTTGACCCACGAAAAGCCTTTAATTCTAAAACGCCATAGGTATCGCTTTTGGCGGCTAGGCGATTCCACGCACCGACAGTGATCGCACCGGCACTAGAAACACGGGTTACAACAAGACTATTTACACTGTCATAACTACCAAAGCCGATTGATCCATCCTCAAAAAACGCTGCCCACGAATACTCAACAGCGCCATCATTGGCACAAAGCATAAACTGGTAGTCAACAACATCAAGGCCTGTTGGGACATACACATAATAGTCAACAAACTTTGCACCATTAACAGCAGCATTTGCTGATGTTTGAATTTCACGAATAGTGTTGTTAGTAGTAAACAGATAACAACCAGCACCCTCATACGGCGTTGGTGAAGACGTAGTACGCGACCGACTTTGATTGTTATTTTTAAGTTTGTATGAGGAACCAACCGCAGTAAAATAAGCTCCACTCGCAACGCTGGCATCATTGAGCAACCACTGTTCAGAAGCCATTAGATAACTCCTAAGCGGTTAGTGTGTCAGCGATCTCGGTCAATACCTCTGGCGCGGTCAGCGTTGTGTCCGCATAAGTCACTGCCGCCTCGTTGAGGATTGTGGCGTAATCCAGTCCCCACGCTGAACGAGTTCGGGCCTTGATCGTTGCCAAGTCCACAGGCACAAACGCGGGCGGTGGCTCAATGTGAGCAACAGCCAACTCAAGCGCAGCAAGACGAATGACACGCAGATCACTCACGCCAGCGTCAGCCAAAGCCTGCTGCAACAACGCAAGAACCTGGGCCTCATCCATGACTAAGCCGCAATAGGCGAGAACGCCAAGGTGAGCGAAGTCAACGACAACGTGTCACCACTAACTACAGACTTACTCGCAGTCAAAGCAACAGACCACATGAAGTTACCAGCAGTAGAAGCGTCCCACAAACTAATGTGCGAAATTGTTTCAGTGCTCGTCATTGACCACGTGCCACCCATAGACGTAAGCGCCATTGAACCAGCAGACGATGCACTGAACGTGCAAGCGTAACGCGTGGTGACAGCAGAAGCAGCAGTCGCACCAGTAGCTCCAGGGTCAGCGGTGTGCAACTTCACATACAAAGAACCAGCCGTGAACGTGGTACCAGCTCGGCCAATCGTGTTAAGCAACTTGTCAGCCGTGTTTACGGCAGAAAGACCAACGGTCATTTTGTTTCCTCATTCTCGGTAGATTCAGCAGGTGTAACTTCCATCGTTGCCGTAGCAACTAACTGTGCAATGACAGTGAACTCATTCGGGTCAGACATCCTCAGTCCCTTCATCAGCCTTCACAGCCGCGCGTTGTTGGCGGTGCACCTCAGCGGTCAACAGGTGTGACTTGTGGTGCCCAACCTCGACACCAGTGTGAACAAACGTCTTAAACCCTGACTCCAGCGCACGCAGACAAAAGGTAATGTCCTCGCCCACTGGCCGGCCACCCATTTCAGTTTCTTGAAACCAGGTGAAAGTCTTGTTGTAGGCGCGGGTCCTAATTGCCTCAAGTGCGCTGCGGTGAATCAGCAGAAACGCCGCACCAGTCGCGGCCACAGGAATCACAGTGTTCGGTTCAAAGTCGTGCATCCGGACCGTGGTGATCCCACCCTCAAACTCGGCGAGCTGATAGATCGTGGGGAATAACTCACCGTTACTGGCACCAAAGCACAGGCCACCCACGATCGGGGCATTAACAGGGTCAGCGACAGCCAACAACTGCTCAAGGGCTTCGGGCTCCCACGCCATGTCAGCGTCAATCCACCACAACCACTCCGCGGTGTAATCATCGAGAAAGCGCTGGGTCACAGTGTTTCGTGAAGCGGACACGTTGGCCGATGACCAGTCCTGCTCAATCCCCACAATGCGCCGATGCAATCCCTGATCAGACATCAGGGACATAATCAACGAGTGCGTGAAGAACGCTGAGACTTGACCTGGGTGAATGTAACCAATGACCACACGATCAAGGCGCACGGCTTTAGGCTTATTCGTTTTGGCTTTAGTTGGCATTACTTGGTCCCTACTTTGTTGGTCCCAAAACTCACACCAAGGTCAATGGCTTGTGGCCTGACCTTGGTGTGAGTCTTAGTTGATGACTAGGCCTTCAAGAAACGGAAGGCATTCAAGTCCGTAACGTTGGAGCCGACGCGCTTGTAAGCAACCAAGCCACGCTGACCCAAAGGCAGACCAGAACCATCGACGACGTTAGAGACAAACTCAACGGTCGTACCCAGGCGGTCGTAAATCACGAACTGGCTGAAGTCACCCAGGATGGCCATGACCGTTCCTGAAGTGGTGGCAGAACTCATGTCAGAGCTGGCGATGATTGGCGAACCAAGCAGCTCGTTGGAGCCCACAGGAAGCAACTGACCAGCAGCCGATGGGTTAGCAATCTGGCGAGTCGTGTTGAACCACGCCTTGTTAGCAACCCACGTGCTGTTGTCTTCGTAACGAGGAGCAGCGGCGTTAACCACGGCGAACACGTCAGCAACAGATGCCGAAGTGTAGGAACCACGAGTCGTTGCGGTGACAGTTGAGGCAGCAGTCGCAGAGATCGCGGTGACGATTCCCTTTGGTGCGCCCGAACCGGAACCACTAATGAACGCGGTGCCTTCAGCGTAATCAAACGCTTCAGCAATCAGACCTGGCAATTGTGCTTGCAGGTTGGAGTCCTCAAACACCTCAAAAGAGCCCGTGAGATAGGCAGTCAACTTGGCTGCAGTGATCTGTGGGTTAGTGAATGCAGGAGTACCGTCAGTAAGAGCAGAACCTTCAGCAACCCAGTAGGTCGTGACACCATTGACGGTAACAAGGTTCAGCACGTTTTGCGTACCTTGCACAACGCGAGCCACCGAGCGAATCGGGTTACGTGTTGCCGTACCAGTCTTGATCAACGTGGGGTCAAGCAGTGTCGGCAAGGTGTATCCACCATTGGCGCCAGTCAAAGACATCGATGCACGAACAGCATTGATTTCTTCAGGGTTCAGGTACGTGTTCTGTCCCTGAGACTTCATCCACGTACCAAAAGCGGAACGGTAAGCAGGTGAGCCGTGGACCAGTGCGTGAACAGCTGCACCAGGAATGTTCTCAATCTTGTCAATGATGACCTCACGCTCGGAGTCAGAAACTCCACGGCCTGATGTCTCAAACGCGGTGATGGCGCGAGCAACAGTGTCATTGCTACGGTCATCGGCACGAAGGTCAGAGACGTTCTCAAACGGGTCGTTACGAACGATTACGTTAGGAACAGAGAAACCGGCTTCACGCTTAAACGATGGCTCGGCTTGGATTTCTGCAAACTTAGCGGCACGAGCAACTTCATCGTCGTGTGCTGCCTTCTTGCTGTCCCACTCGGTGATGCATTCGGCGTAACGTGCAGCCTGCACTTCGGTTGGGTTTTCTAGGGCGTCAAGCTCGGTGATCTCAAGACGCAATGCGTCCAGCTCGCCGGCCAGCCCTTCAATTCGGGTGCTCATTTAGAGGACCCCCTTCTCCCTGGCTTGTTTGCGCAAGGATTGAAATGAATGGTTTGTCCGCGCAGAGTGGTCATCAATGACCGGCTCCTCGGCAGCGGCGTCAAGTGACGTGCTGGAATCCGTGTCAGCGACTTCGTCAAGTCGCATCACGGGAATCTGTAGAAGGCTGGCCACTTCGGCACGCTGGTCAGCGTCCAAGTTGGCAAGCACTTGAGCAATGTCTTCGGCACGCACACCAAGAATCGCCGCGGTCTCATAAGCGGGGAACGGAGTAGGTCCGTATTCGCGCATCGCAATCTCCGTTCGAGTAACAGTTTTCAGGGACCCATCGGCAGCAGGCCTGAAACCACCGCGGGGAGTAGCAATGTCCGAGCGCACAAACGAACCAGAGAACGACTGCGCGGTAATGGCACCAGTGCGAATGCCCTCAAGTACCTGGTCAGCCACCGGCGTGTTGTTGTATCGAGTAACGGTCAACAGCCCACGCTCATCAGCGATAATGCTTTCCGGCGTACCAATGGGCATTGAGTAAGCATCCGATGGTGTGCCCCAGATTGTGCGACCGTGGTTGTAAAACACACCAAAGCGCGTGCCCTTATCGGCCAGCGTCTTATTGAACGCGGCACGATCAATGACTTCCATGTATTGACCACTGCCATCAACGATGCGCTGCGGAACGTTGAACACCGCGGCATAAGCCTCAACAGTGCGACCATCGCCACCACTACGAATAGTGATGTCCTCAAGTGGATACGCTCGAGTAAACTCAATCATGCTGGAACCTGACCATTCGGATAAAGCGCTGTCGGGATAGCGCCAGTGTGGGATAGCAAAGAGAAGTCATCAGCGTTCACAGCGTTAGTCACAGAGTCCGGCGTGTAACCCGCACGAATCAATTCACCCATAGCAGTGGCCCTGGTGCGGTTAGCCTCAGCACGCTGAGACTCACCTTCCTGCAACGCCGCAATGTCAGTGACGTCATACCAAAGGCGTGCACCATCAGGGACGTTGACAAGGGGTTCAAGAGCTGCGCACGCTGAGCGCCAATGTGAGCGCATAAAGTTATCGCCAAAAGCCTTCAATGCCTGGCCATAGTTAGAGTACGTGGCGGCATCAAGGCCAGCCTGCAAACCAGCAACAATCGGGGGCACTGAGGCAGCCATCGCGATGCGAGCCTCGCCAGCCTTCTGCACATCGGTAAAAGCCATCTGCTCAAAAGAGTTGCCAACGATTGTCATGTCCGCACCCTCATCGAGGACCATTGTCTTCTCGCCAGTAGCGCCGGAATAACGCGCATTGAAGCGATCACGAAGGCGGTCAATTGTTTCCTTCGTCAGCTTTGTGTTGTATTTGATGACAAGGTTCGGGGTGGCAGCGTTATCAAAGAACGTCTGTTTGTGAATCGTCATTGAGCGGTCAGCGTTGATTTCGCGCACCACTGGGGTCAGGCAACTCATGCCGCGGTACTCAGCCAGCGGATCAGGCAACGGTGCCCAGTGTGCTACTTCCTCAACCGGATAGAACTCCTCGCCGATGCCGTTACGGCGATACACATAACCAACGACCTCAACCACACCAGTCTCATTGTCAAAGACTGTGGCGATCTCAACGCGGTCAGGACGCAAGCGTTCCAGGCGCGTACCAGCGTCACGAATGAAAGCATTACCAGACAGGAACACGTCCTGCTCCATGCGTGCCAACAGGTCGCCAGTGGTGCCGTTAGGCCACGGCTTCTCAAGCTTGAGCAGGTCAGGGTTTCCATAAAGTTTCTTATCCGACAAGTTGCGAAACTTAAACTCAGCCTCAGTAAACAGGTTCAAGCGAGCATTCATTACGGCGGCAACAATGGGATTGCCACCGACACCATCAACGGCCCACGACGTAAAGTTGTCACCCACGCGCTCACGAGACACAGACTTGTACGTTTCAGACAGCACCATTGCCGACTGGATAGCGCGTTCTGGTTCACGCCCCAGGATGGAATCGATTAGCCTCATTGACCATCCTCACGAGTAAGAGCAAAGAACCCCACGCACACACCCGCAGCGATAAGACCAAGGGCGGGCAGAATCCATGCAAGGCCGGCCACGATTAACGCGCCAGCAAGAGCGAGCAGGATGATCGACTTAAACACAACGACCCTCCACGACTAGATGAAATAAACCTCAGGCTCACCCGAGGCGACAACCTGTGACTGCACGCCATACAGCGCGTTAGTCGCAGCGATTAAAGGTGAGATATTGCTAGTGGCAGAGCGCCGGTTCCAGGCTTGTTGATCACCCAGGTCACGCAACGCCGCACCATTGACAGCCTCATTAAGTGCAGCCTGGTCAAGGTGATGCAGAACGGAGTCAGTCACGGAGTCACGAAACAAGCCACACGCTCGAGCCACATCGCGCGTTGACATCAAGTGCAGGTTCACACCCGCAGCCTCAAGATCAGGGATCAAAGACCCAGCCGAAGACCCAGCGTCAACAACGAGCTGGCCACCCCACTTGTCCTGCAATTCCTTAGCACGATTCACAACCCACTTCGCACCATTTCGTTGATCAACAACCTCAACGTGATACGAGCCATCCTCACGCACACCAGCACAAGCAATCACTGCCTCACTACGGTCACGCGGAATGTCCAAACCAAACACCATCTCGCCACTAATCTGCG